ACCAATAGGATAGATAAGCCCCAAATACAGTAAATATTCATTTCTCTTTCTCTCTTTCCTTTTGTTCAACTTGTCTTCTAAGTTTCTCGACCTTCTCTACTTGCTGTTTGGCTTCATGCTTGGTTTGCAGTACATCTATATACATCATGCCCAAAATTGGTAGCAACAATATGACAAGAACACAAGCCGCAATCCATCCCACTACGCTCTCCCAATCTTGCTTACCAGACCTATTAGCATCCATAGGTATAGGAGGAACAGGAAAGCTACCAACAGGTATGCTTGTTTTTCTGCTAGGAGTCGCTCCCTTTCCTTTCGTAGCCATGATTCTGCATCTCGCTTCTTCCTTGCCTTCTCTTGCTCTCCAGCAATGATGTCTCTCATGCTGAAAACTTCACTATACAAAGCACCCATCTCAGGCGGCGATTGATAGACCATGCACTCTCGTATCTGAACTACCAACCTCTCCATCTCTTGTTGCGCCAAAACCCTGTTTAGGGCTTCTTCCATCAAGTTCACATCATCAGAGAAAACCACAGTCCTTGCCTTCTCCTCTGACTCCCTGATATGCGCTTCTAACTGCTCCTGTAGCTTGAAGAACTCAGTCAGGTTCTTAACGATGTCAGCTTTGACTTGAGTTTCTTCAACAGCAACATAGTCTGACTTCTTAGCCTTTGCCACAGACTTTGTAGCTTCAGGCTTGGGACTACCGCCAAATAGTTTACGCAATGAACCCCAAAATCCTTTGACTTCCTTACCAATGGCGACAACTTCATTAGCAGTATTCCTGATTTCGACAAAAGACTCTTTAGCTTGCTTATAGAGTTCACAGCCAGCTTGGATGTTTTTGACCAAGCCAGCCGCAAGAAGACAAATGGATATTGGGTCAATTTTGTGTCCTTATTGAACAGACAACTGGAGATTATTACGCTGTGCTTCACGCAACAGTGCATTGATGTCACCAGTAACCCGTTGGATTGCTCCTTGGTCACCAGAGGCTTGTGCCGCATTTGATCTTTGGATTAACTGACCTAATTCTTGGTTAAATATTCCTTGTCGCTCATCTTTATTGGCATTTATATCAACTCTTGGTGATGTTGTAGCTCCTGATGTGAAGATGTCTTCAGGAACAAATACTTCGCTACCAGTAGTAGGCGCTGGCGCTGTTGGTTGCTCAATTGGTTGATTAGTGAAAATATCTTCTGGAACAAATACACCTTCAGGAGAAACCTCAGTAGGCATAACCTCAGTAGGCGCAACAGGAGCAGTTTGCTCAACAACCTGTGGTTGAGTAATTAATCTACTAATAGCACTTAATGCTGGAGCAGTCGACTCCAAAGTAGAGGGTATCTTAGTCAAAGCATCCAATGTGTTTGCAGATGCACCAGTCAACGAACCCTGACGCAAGAAATTAGCACCTTCTGGAGTCAACAACATTTTCATTAACTGTTCATCAGTAAGACCTTGCCTCTTAAACAATTCATTAATAGTTGTCATTGCTACATCTACGGCTTTTGCTGAGCCATAACCACCACCAACGCCAACACTAGCCGATACACCACGTTGTAAATCTGGTGAAATAATCTTTTCAGCCTCAACTGCGGGTTGAGATACCCTCATTTTTCTAGTAAATACTAGAGCATCCTTCATGCGTTGGTCAAACTCTTTAGCATTTACACCCAATGCAGTAACCAATGCATATCTATCATTGTCTCCAAGAGATTGCCATTTTGTTGCTAGTTTTTCTAAGTCAGTAGTTAAAATTCCAGCATCATTTTTACCTTGCGCCGATTTAACAAAATCTTGAAATATGTTTCTATCTAAGAAATTTAAGGCTTCTTGATCTGTGCTTCCTGCATAAGAACGCAATTTTGCTCGTTGTGGTTCGTTTAAATTTTTGTAATTAGCATACAAATCTTCATAACTTATAGATGACAATGGCTTGTCTTTAAGAAATGCTGGCAATCCTTGTGCAATGTTTTCATTGTAGTTATCAGATGCTTTTCTTACCTGTTCACGAGCCTGAATCAGCAATCCTGCCGCCGCTTTATCTTCAGGTGAAGTTGCTAATCTTCTAGCAGTTTGCAAATCCTCTTTTAATCCACCAAAAATCTTGGCGGATATACGGAGTTCATCACTTATTGCTAAGTCTTTGACTAACGAATCACCCTGCGTTGCTTTACGACCAAATTCACTCAATACCGCTTGAGTTTCATCAACAGTTAGCTTCTTCGTAGAACCTGATTCATTAAGCATTCTTGACTTTAAGTCAGTTAAAAACTGCACTGCCCTATCAGAATTTGGTGTTTTTCGCTTTGAATAATCAGAAATTAATCCATCAATTTCTTTGATTGTTTTATCTGGAGAGACAATACCTCTATCAGCGCCATAACCTTTAGCTTGTTCAAATATACGATTACCAGCTTCAGACCTTTGTTGGCGTAATCCATCAACCTCTCGCTGGACACGAGTTGCAATAGCTTCAGTTGCCTCTTGTTTTCCTGAAATGCGACTAACTGGAGCCATTCCTTTGGTTGCCAAATCTGTTGCGGCTTGGTCAAACTTGGCAAATAATTCTGCGTATTCTGGTTGTGCTTTTAACTTTTGAATGGCGGCGGCAACAATAGGACTATCTGAACCTTGTCCACGCAACATAAATTGCCTAAAGACATTTTGTCCCTCAACAGGCACGTTTTCTTCAATAAACTTATTTAGTTTTCGGCTTTCTCGTAATCCCTGAATACCTTTAAAACCAGCACGAGTTAAGTTACCTACTGCATAAATACCTGATGCAAGACCTTCAGGCGTACCAGTTGCTTGAGATACAGCAACATCAGCCGCACCAAGTCCTGTTCCTAAAAGCAGTCCTTTTGCGCCAACACTAGGAATAGCTGAACTTCCTGCACCTTGTGCCATTCTGAACGCATAAGCCTGCTCATTAGACATTGGCTCATTTTGAATACCAAGATACTTAGTTCCCAAATCAGATAATGAGGGAGTTTCTTGTTTCTGAGGTTGTTGACCAGTTATCAATCCAGATAAGTTTTTATCAGGTTCTGGTTTGAAATAGTTATATCCTGCAATAGCAATATCGGGAATAGCAGTAAACAATCCTGAAATACCAGATTGAATTCCGCTACCAATAGCACCAATAGGAACATTAACTCCACCAACAGTAACAGTAGCAGTAGCCCTCATAAGCCTATCTAAACGAGTCATTTCATTGCTATATTTCTCTATAGCCGCCTTATCGTTAGATTGCATTGCTTTACGCAACAATGGTCGAACAGCATCCATCTCTGCTGTGATGCGCTGTTGGGCTTCTAAATTGGTTTTTGCTCTATCAGTTGCCATGATTAGCCCTTATTGCATTTTTGAACGAACATAAGCCTCTACTTGCGCTCTTGTACCTTTTGTGCGTGGGTCTGCCATTGCACGATCTACTGCCGCTTTAATTCTTGCTTCTTTATCACCAGCGCCACTTGGAGCAGGAGTCTTAGTTGTAGTAGGTCTATTTGCTACTCGTTCTTCTACTCTAGCCCCTTGTTCAGACATAAGTTTTTCTGCTCTAGCAAAGAAGTCATCAATAGTTTTTAAATCATTTGCATAATTTTTTGATTTAGGATTCAATCTAGCAATAATTCCTTGGATAGCATCAAACTCCTTCATATTTAATGCGCCAAGACCAGAAGCGCCAGTTTTAGACTGTTGCTTCAATTCTTTTAATTTTGTCAATGCAATATTGTCTTTAATGGTCTGAGTGTTATCAGATAAAGTCATAGCATCTGACTCTGGAAGAACTGCTAATAAAGCACCCCAACCAGTTGTTGTTGGTCCAACTATTTTTGCTGTTTCTGCAATAGTCCCTCTTAAGACTCTTATAGCAGACAATCCCTCTTGGAATCCCTCTGATTCACGCTTTAATTCTTCTACTTTAGCTGTTTCTTTATCTGCTTCTTCTTTTTTCTTAAGAAGGGAGGATGGTGTTTCAGTTACCTTTAATCCTGTATCGGTTGATGTTGTTGTTCCAACAGCAGGGGTAGTAACTTCTCCTTCTGTTTTTACAGCCTGTTGTTTTGTTAAAAGTCTGGCAAGGTTAGGTGCAGAAAAATTAATATCAAGACCTTCAATAGTTCCCAATAACGCACCTGTATCTCGATCTGTAATAGTGCGAGTTTTCATTTCCTGACCAAGAATCATTCTTGCCTGAGCAATTTCCTTGGCATTTTGTTTGTCATTTATATCGTAAGTTGGGTCTGTAGCTAACTTTTCCTCAATGCGAGCAATAATATCTCTGTTTTCTTTAGAAACCTGAATTTGTTGCTCATACTTTTTAGCTTTTTCTGCTTGCGCTCCACGCAAACCAATCAATGCTTCTGACTCTGCACCCTTGCGTTTTTCCTCACGCAATGCTTTAGCCCTATCAGCATAGTTAATAGCCAATGGCATATTCCCAATATTGGCTAATTGTTGAGCAACAGCTTCTAATGATGCAGGGTCAGCAAGATTTGCAGATTGAGCAAGTTGTTGAGTGCGAGCAATTAACTGTAATTGTGGGTCTTCACCACCCAAAGCACCGCCAATAGCACCACCTAGCTGTTGACCAGCACGAAAAGTCCCATAGTTAGCCCTAGCCATTGGGTCAAGATTTGCATACTGAATAGCTTGCGCCTCTTGCGCCTGACGTTGAGCAAGTTGATACTGTTCAGGAGTGGTAAATAAACCGAGAATTTCTGATACCATGATTATTCCTTAAAGGTAGCCGTAACTCATTCTGTCAAATTGCTCTGCACTCATTGGATTGCCATATGGATTTGCAGATTGTGGAAGTGCGCCCTCAATATTTCTATTCATTATGTAATTGTTATAGGCATTCTCAAATCCAGTTTGCAGTTTTGGACTGCTACCAAGTCCCTGTAACAAACCAGCTAAAGGACTATATCCTTGTCCAGCTTGTTGAGTCTTAGCGGCACTCATACCACCAGTTAACAATGCTTGACCAACACTACCACCATAAGCCGCCGCTTGTCCACCCAAAGCCGCACCTAACTTCAATGGGGCTTGTCCAAGTTCTTCAATGGTTTGACCCGCACCCAAATAACTTGTAAATGGACTCAATGCGCCAACCTGACCAGCTTGGTATTGACCCAACATTCCTGCACCAGTACCAAACAATCCAGCACCAAACGCAACATTCTGTTGACCAGCTTGCTGTGCTTGTGCCGCCAACTGAGCATCCTGTTGGGCAATGGCGTTGTAGTAGGCTTCCATCTCAGGTGTGGTAGCACCCAATCCTGCCGCACCACTAGGTCTAGTACCTGTAGCACCTACAGACAGTCCACCACGACCTTGTTGGAACAACTGGTTTTGCAACTGAGCCATCTGACGCTCACGAACAGGGGCAAGCAAATCCTGTTGCTGTTGAATGTATTTAGCCGCAACCTGTTCAGGACTCTGTGCAAGATACTGCTGACCCAAGCCAAACAACCCTGTAGCCGCAGTCTGTAGTGGAGCATATTGTTGTTGCGCTTGTTCTGCTTGAGTTAAAGCGCCACCAGTTAAACCCATCAAACGATCTTGATAGGCTCTTAGTTCAGGGCTAACTGTGTAACCAGCACCAGTTAAGTAGCCTTCAGGCGACATCTGAAAGTTAGAACTACCATAACGGGTAGTAATTCCAACAGGGCGAAATCTAGCCGCTTCAGCCGCTAATCTAGCAGATTCACGTTGAGCCGCCGCAGATGTATTTGCCGCCGCCTCTGTAGCAGATGCTTGTTCTTGCGCCCCTAAAAATCCTAATACTGCACTGAATGGCATATCAATCCCCTTTAATCAAAATCTCATCCACTTTAGACGGGTCTTTCTCGTCTGTGGCATGAATACAAAACCAAACACAATCAGTTATGGCTTTTACACCATGCGTTACACCAGCCTCAATCTCGATGCAAGCAGGAGCAGAAACAATATCAATCTCAGTGCCACGCAATACAGCAACCTTGCCATGAGCCAAAATAGACAAATGACTAAAGTTGTGCGTATGCTTCATTATTGCCATTCCTGCTGTGAAGAATGACTCTTTGGCATACAACCCATCACTAAAATGATGAGTAATGCGAAATTCAGGGTCTTGCATCATCATGCTGTGCGTTTCCAAATATAAACAGTAATGTATGGCTGATAGTTGGTATTAGTTGCAGATACACCAGCAGATGCAATTGTTGTTGTAATGCTTGCATTACCCGATGCAGTTGATGTTGAACCTGAATTACCACCAGCAACAGTATTAATTGCAGAACCACCACCAGGGGTTGAACTATTTTGATATGGGAATGTGTGTGCGTGACCAGAATCTGTTGATGTAGCTGTGTGTGTATGACTAACGACAACGCTATCTGCACTACCACCAGTTTCTTCAGCAGTATCAAATAACGCATTGCTAGAATTAAAACCAACCATTACACGACCAGCGGCAAATGCAGTCCATGTACCAAAACCTAACAATGTCGCAGGATTAGTGCTAACACTTGAATTTGTGTAAATTGTTCCAACGGGGTACAAGAGTTGCAATGCCGCTTGAACAAAAGCTGTTGTAGCCAATAAAGTTGAACTGTTTCCAAATGTTTGTGTTACCCCAATTGTTCCTGTTGGCAATGTAGGAGTACCCGTAAAAGTAGGACTTGCAAGATCAGCCTTAGTTGCAATAGCAGTTTGAATATTGTCAAACTCTGTATTAATTTCAGTGCCTTTGACAATCTTTAAAGGATTGCCAGAGGTTAAAGCATCTTTGGTTGCAAAGTTTGTTGATTTTGTGTAATTACTCATGATGTTCCTTTAGCTTACTTTGCCATTTTTGGCTTGAATTTCAATCTTCTGAATAGACAACTCAGTACCATTTATGTCTGTTTCATATCCAGTTTGAACAACCTTACCAGCACCAGATGCTGAAACAGTCAAAGTCTGCAATGCAACACCATCAGAGTATTCTGCAACTACAGTGGCATTAGCACCATACTCAGCAATGTTGTAATAAGACTCACCTTGCGATGGAATCGAATCATCGGCAGACAAATAGTTTGTCTTAAAGTCAAAGCCCCACTTAAAGGCAACAACCTGATTTGTGCCGCCAATAACAACAATGGACAACTTCTTCAAAATAGAAGTTTGATTTTCATTCCCAAGGTCTGCATGGTTTGTGTAATACAACATACGATATGCAGTGTCGTAATCTTGATAAGTACCATACAAACCGATATAGCCATTCTTACCAATGTACAAAGTACCATTACGGCGAGACAAGAAAGCTGTTGGTGTTATTGAGTCCCAAGTTGTTGCTCTTGCCGCACCATCAGGCAAGTAAGCCTTGGTATCAAAACAAAATACACCACCTACAGATGGTGTACTCAATAAATAAAACGCTTCACGCTCAGAATAGACAGACTTAACATTTGCTAATGTCTCACCAGCAATGATAGTCATCAAATCATTACGAATGTTCTTAGACAAGTCTCTCTCAGGTGAAGACTTCTCTTGAATCGTTCTCATCAAAGAACGAACACCAGAGTTAGACAAGAACAGCACATCAGTGCTAGTAGTCTGAATACTGTCCCTTGCAATGCAACCAATACCCTCAACAGTGTCACTTAATGACATTGATGCTGGTGTAGTAGCATTTTGATAAATCAGAATTTGACGCTTACCAAAGATAAACAAGAAGCCATTGTGTGCGGCAAGACCTGTGATCTCATCAGCACCATTAGCCCAAACACGATCTACATTCAAAGAACCTGCTGTACCCGTTGACCAAACATGACCAGCAATCAAATCAGAGAAATAGACAGTAGAGTTATTTGCTGTGGTGTTTGCTACCCACAATCTACCAAAAGCAGAGATTGCAATGTTGGCATCAGGCACAGTAGCTACATAACCTGTCTTCTCGCTAACTCTACGATATGTTGTAGTGCTTACAGCGGGGTCATAGATCAGTGGATTAAAGCCTGACTGAAAGAAGTATGTGATGTTGTTTAATGATGCACATTGCCAGTTACTTGCGGTAATTGTTGGTGCTGTACCACCACCACCATAGGTCAACTCAACCACGGCATTAGACCCATCAAGTTTAAATAACTTGTTGTTGCCAGCAAACAATACAGTCAAAGTGCCATCAGCTTGTACTAACTCATGGATGACCTTAACGTCATTTGCGCCAAGGTTACCGCTAGACGCATTAACTCTTGAAAAACCTTTGCGTGAACCCATACGACCATACTGGTCAATGATGCAGTTTGTCGCAACCAAAGCATATCCAGCCGCAAGATCAAGAGGTGAATCTTGCGTATTCAGACCATAAAGTGCTGGCGCTGAAACGCTAAAGGTTTGTATTTGCTGACTCATATCGCAACAAACTCCTGATTCTCAGGATAACGAGTGCCTTCCAAAGCAATGCTGTCAGACAACATAGCTTTATATAACTGGTATGCCTCAGATGAAGATAAACCACCATCTTCACCACGCTCTACCAAAGCACGAGCATAGGCATTCTGAGCCACTAAAGTGTCAGCAACAGCAACAACAGTTGAGTCTGATGACAATGTAGCCTGTGGCACTGTCAGGGCAAATTTGATTGTGTAAACGCCATCAGGTATTGGATATAAATTTACCTTAGTGTCGTAACTACCATCAACCCCATCAAAAGCAAATTCTGTAGGTATTGAATTGACAAGTGGAGTAAAGTTTAGTTTGCGGTTCATATCCACAAAAGTAATGTTTATGAGTCCAACATTACTTGTGGTATTGATTACATCCATCACTTGAAACTTCTGACCAGCACCTGTCAGGGAGTAAGCGGGTGTGGATGCTACAGTGGTAACAGTAATGGTTTGACCCAAAACATTCCAAGCAAAAGCATCTTCAATCTGACGCTTGGCATCGTTTACAAACTTTCCAATTAAGGAAGAATAAGAAGTTTCGGAAACAGTAGAAACTGTTGTCTCACGCAACCTTACTAATACATCGTTTACAAGTTCAAGGTAGGTCATGCTCTTGTCAACCCTTCTTCTTCAAATGTTGCTATAAAACTGAATGTGCTTCCAGATTCAGTAGTTATTTTGATTTTGTCGCCTTCTTCCAAAACAATGTAGGCATTGCCATCAAACTGCAAATAGTTTTTTGATGTAAAGTTATATTGCGTCAATATATCAAGGGTTGTATTGGCACTTGCGTCAAACCATTGAACAGTTATATGCTTGGTAGAGCCACCTGTATTGTGTATATACATTACAGTAAATTTAGAGTAATAGCCAGTCGGACAGGTATAGACTGTAGTGTCTACTGCCGCTGTGGGACTAACTCCAACTGATAATGCTCTCATTTCGCTTTTGCCTTATTCCTTGCGGAGATAGCTTTAGCTTTTGCCTTTGCGTCAGCCTTTGAGGTTGCACCCCATGCCTTGAGCGAAAGAAGCAGTCTTGTTGGTTCACCATCCTTGTACTCTGCA